CAGCACACGCCAGTTAGCGAACAAACCAGCCGCCAAAGTCTCCACGCCACGCAGGCCCAAGCCACGAACCGGCAAATGACCCAACTGAGGAACGCGAGACAGCAAGAACACGTTGAAGAGGATACGGCCAATATTCAGCCCATTGAGAATCTTCAACAGGTTATTGCCACGCACCGCAACGCGAATCGGAGTAGACAGAACAAGGAAGTCCACCGCAGCACGAACAGCCTTGACCACGGCCTTAGTGTTAAACGCTGTCAGCGCGTTAATAAGCACCTCGTTAAATACGTGCAGCAGCGCCTGACGTACCTCATGGTGATTAAACATCTGAAGTGCGACAACAATAAACGGAAGCTTCTTCGCCGCCTTAAACTGCGCGATAACCGGAGCAGCCAAAAGACCCTTACCCGCGGTAAACAAGCCCTTGACCACAGCAGCCTTTAAGGCCACACCCAAATCAACAATGCCCTTGACCGCCTCAGCGCCCTGGGCAACAACAGAGCCCGCTGCCAAAGCCACAGCCAGCAACGGCGACAGCCCCTCAGCAGCCTTCACGGCCTTGCGTACAGCCTCATCAGCGCCCAAGGAAGCCAACTCGCCAATAAGCTTGCCGCCACGCTCAGTGACAGCGTCAAAGTGCTTCGCCAGCTCATCAAGCTCATCCTGCCGCAGCTCAGCCAAAGCCTCCAACACATGGCCAGGCAGTGCACCACCAGGCAGCTTCTTAACCACCTGTGCAATCGGTGCCGAAGCATTCAGCGTATCCAACGCCTCAGCAAAGTCACGGGCAACAGAACGAATCTCAGAAAGGTCAGAGACCTTCTCCAAGCCAAGGTCCTTCAGCTGGCCCTCAAGCCCATCAACGAGCTCATCAGCCGCGGACTTAAAGTCGGCAACCTTCTTCAGCGGGTCCGGCTCATGAATAGCGGTATCGATATTCGCCTTGAGGGTATCCAGGACTTCCTGGCCGGTTTCAGCTTCATCCACCAGGGTAGAAATAGCCTTTTCCACTTCACTGCGAGTATCGTCACCCAGGTTCAGCAGTGCGCTAGAAGCCTGGGTGAGTGCGTCTGCCATTTCGTGTGGAATAACGCCGGCCGACTCGAGGCGGTCCACGAGATGGGTGGGGTTGAACTCACCATAGGTATCGCGGTCAGTGTACTTGTATTCCATTACTTTTCCTCCTTGGTGTCCTCGTTGAATGCGCGAAGAATGCCTACGAGGGTGGAACCGATTGGCTGGGCGGAGGAACCAATGCCGGTGACCAAGTCCGTGAGCTTCTTGCGGTCAGCCTCGGGAAGAGCATCGAACTTGCTGACTAGTTCTGGGAAGCCATCGCCCGGGGTGATTCCGTCGAACAGCTTCTTTGCGTAGGAAGAGCCGACAAACTCGTCAATAGCGGAACCGACCTTGCTGGCGTGGTCTGCTAGCTCCTTGACACGCTCGGCAGCCTTCTCCGGCAGAATGTCAGTATCACCGAACTGCTCGGAGACTAAGTCGTGCAGGCGAGTCTGTGCGTCATCAATGCCCTTGATAGCTGAAGGAACGCCAGTGCCTGGGAATACCAATGGTCCGCCGAGAATCTGCTTGAGGTCATCTACGAGCGTCTTCGCGTCTTTGACAGTGCGGCCCAGCATGGAGACCTGCTGCGGAATGGACTCGGAAATCTTGTCAATGATTCCGTTGAAATTAGAGAACATGCCGGTAAGAGAATCAGCGGTGTCCTTTTCCACTCCGCCTTCCTGCTGCAGGTCGCGGATGGAGTTAGTGATTTGAGAAAGTAGGCTATCCTTATCAGCCATGAAATATTCCCCCAAAATGTAGTGTTTAAAATTACCCGAATAGGTGAGTGTTTAGATGATGCCGCCGGTCAGGTCATCAATTGTTTGACGTCCGCCGGAGCCAGTCAGCAGGTCAACAACGGCCTGAGCCCACCGGTTATGACGATTCAGCGGAGTAAACGGTAGTGCTTCCACGTCCTTAATCAGCGTGGCGGCGTCCTTGCCTTGAACCAAGTCAGACAACAGCTGTAGCACATCGTCTACACCATTGAGCGGCGCTAAGTGCCGGGCCAGCTTGTCGATGAACTCCAAGTCCAGGCCGCCCTTACCGTCAATGAGCGAGTAGAAAAGACCCGCAACCAAATCCGGCGAGATTGGCAGACCATCGAGGGCATTGCGCACAATATCTTCAATTTCTGCCAGGGATACAACCGGTAGCCCATCATCTGGGAAGCGGTCATCATCATCCTTCTTAACGTTGCGGCGGTCAATGTAGGTGTAGAGGTTGTTTCCCTTTTCATCCGGGAAGCACTCAATCGTGGCATCAAAGCCTACGACTTCTCCTCGCGAGAACACCTGGTCGTCGAGCTCAGTGACGCGACCATTCGGGATGAACAAGCGTCCCTTCAGGTCTTCGCCGCCGTGAATGTCAAAGATGAATGAGCGATAGGGAGTCTCCGTAGCGTTGTCAATCATCTGGACTGCTCGTCCATCATGACGGGAACGGAAGTTGCCTTCGCCCATAACAGCAGTAGCCACATGAGAATTGACAATCTCGTGGAACTTGCACTTGATTTGCACCGAGTGGTTGGACTGCAGCACTGCCATGGTGTCGCCATCCCAGTCCATGACTTTCTCCGTGTCACGGTCGACAGTCTTGGTTAGTCCGTCCTCGCTGATATAGCCAGCCGGGCTGAACTTGTTGACTGCTGGAAGTGCAGCCACCCTGACAGAAGCAGAGTGTGGCGTCTGTAGCGGGTTGATGCCCGCCATGCCAATCCATGCGGCGCCGCCGCTTTTGACCTCGGGCGCGCCGACAACGATATTTTGTCGCATACGTGACATGCGAATTCCCCCAAATTTTTTTACCCCGAGTAACCACCCCAAGCAGGGCAGTTACCACATATTATACATGAAAAATACTTAACTTAACGCTGTCCACAATGTGCCACCAGCCTGCCACCGCATTGCAGATGGTCTATCTGGGTCAGGGAAAATATACGGGTCGGTATCAGTATCCCAATCCAAAATATCCCCCTCCGCGCGATAGGAGACCTCCATGCCTTCTAAACAAGCAGACAAGAGGTCCACACAGTACTCATCATCTGTGCCGTAAGCCTGAAACATAATCCGAGTACGGTCAGTCACCGGCGTTTCCCGGCTAGGGGCAGCAGCATCGACACGAACCATCGGCCCAGATAACTTATCTGGAACCTTCGTTGCCACATACACCCCATCAAACTCTGAGCCTTGAAACCAGCGTTTCAAACAAGAAACAACAATCGCAGACGGATGCCGCATCACTTAAGCCCCCTTCTTCGGAGACTTCGTCGCGACCGGATAAGCGCCTACAGCCTTTTGCAAAGCATTATGCTTTTTCTCGTGACCGTAGGCCTCCCAGTCATACGGAGTCGGCACGATAAGCGCACGCCACCTACGATGACCAGGTTCCGCTTCCTTGACGACGTAGTGTTCGCCGACCTTCGACCGGAACTCCTCGGCTTTGTTATCAACCAGATGCTTAGTCTCCGATGATTCCTTGAGCACGCGATTAAAAAACTGGTGATTCATCTTGAACTTAAAGCTGTCAGCCACGCTCAACCCCCTCAAAATGCGCAGCTTGTACTCCGCCAAACCCGGGTCCCACCACGGTCCGTGCGTGAAATCATGACCACCATCGGCAATCACGAAATCCACACCACCCAAGTGGATGACATCACCGGCAGATACATCACCAGGAATCGCAAACAACGCCCCAGCCCAATCCACACGACGAATATCCTTATCATCCGGACCATGCTCGGCAGACTGATCAATAGACCAACCAGCAACCCGCACAGTCCGAGGCTTACCCCACCTGGTTACCGGATTACCGAAAGAATCCTCCCTAGAATCCACACGCCGGCGAACCTGCACGCGGAAAGGAAGCGGATACCCCGACTTAGTAGAGTGAGACCGTGAACGCGCCACGACGACCACCCCCAACCGAACGCAACATGCGCTTATCCTCAGCCGTTAGAAAAACACCGCCGGCATTCGAATTCGACCCAAAATTCTGACTCGTCGAAAACGGACCCGCAGTAAACGACTGAGACTCAGCCCCCACAGGAGCAGACGACAAGCCACGAGACACAGCTCGAGCAGCCACACGAGCGCACACCACACGAACCGCCGCCGGAACTGACCTATCAAAGTGCTTACCCAAGTAAGCATCAACAGCGACAGTCGCCTCTTCCACCATCGCCACAATAAGACGTTTATCGTCCTTATCCGGCTCAATGGTTAAACGGTCAGTAACGTCGTCAATCGTGCAGTACGCGTCCACATGAACCCCCAAAGAGTAACTGAACTACTTAGCGCCGCGGCCAGTCTTCTTCGACGGCCCCGGCTTAACCACGTGGGCCACCATGGCCATATTCGGATTCGTCAAAATGGGCTGCACAGCACAGTTAGCGCGCACCCAATAGGCCATCGGGTCGTTTTCACGCCACGCGCCGACCGCAATCTGGCCTGCACCAGACAGGTTGTACTCCGGAGAGTGCATCTCCACCGTCTGGCCCCACACGGTATAGCCCAAAAGACCAGACTGAGTCTCCGGCGGAAGGAAGTACAACGTATTCTCATCGAGAATGCGGCGAGCAGCCTTACCATCACGCACCGAACGAGAATACGACGTAATCCCCGGAAGGCCTTGGTCCTGCAGCACGGCGTTGATAGCGCCAGACGATACGCGCGCCAATTCGCCCGTAGTGTTGGCCGCATCGCGGAACTGCTTATTCGTCTGCAGCTTCTGGATAACCTTTGGAGAAGCAATAATGGTGCCCGGCTTAGTACCGTTGGCATCCTCATAGTCCATAGCCCATGAAATGATGTCTTCTAAGGCTCCGGAGTCTTGGTCATCCCAGTGCTTCTTCGGGGTGACCTCGAATTCCTCATCGCGGCCAATGCCGGCGTCAACGATGGCGCCATTTTCCGAATAGCGCACACGACCGGTGGTGAGAACGTCACCGCGGGCGACCTCGACACGGTTAGCAACTGCGCGCACAACCGTCTCGGTGGCCTTGGTCATGTCATCTTCCTGGAAGCGAGAATCACCCTGGCGGAAGCTACGCAGCTGGTCCATCTCGTTGATGCGGACCTTCTGACCAATCAGAGGCATCTGCATCATGGCCTTATGACCGCCGCCCATAGAACCAATCGGCGTCTCAGCGTCTGCAGAGCGCACCTCTGCCAGGCGGCTGGTGTCCTGCTCGGTCATCCAGCTAAAGAACATGTCGTTGATGATCTGGTCGGGGAAGTAAGCTGACAGGGAGCCGCCGGCGGTCTGCAGGTCGTTCAGGTAGTGGTTTGCGTAGATAGTCAGGTCCTCAGGCGAGAGGACCTCGTTCCAAATGTGCGTAGAACCCATAATTAATCCTCCCGTACGTCGCCGATGGCATCGAAGTTGGTGGAACCATCTTCATTCCACAAGGAACCGTGCGGTTCGTGCACGAATGTGAACTCTGCATGGTCGCAATCTGCGATGTTCACGCGGTTGTTGGAATCCGGAAGACGGTCAACGCGAACACGGCCATGCCAGACAATCGGCACAACCTCGCCTGGATTGTTGTCCTGGTCCGTCAGCAGAAACCCGTCCACGGACTGCGTCTTTGACGTCACTGGTACCCAGTAGTCGCCTTCGCGGTGTAGGGCGGTGCCAGAAGGCAGGACGGATGTGCGAATATGGGTAGTCTTTTCGCCCAGCGTGCCGGTTTCGGCGTTGTCTACTGCGTGGCGAGAGCCCAGCCACGACAGGTCGCTGGGAGAGTAATGGTCAAATTCTGGCCGAAAGTGCATAATATCCCCCGATGATGTGATGAATGTGGACTACGCCCCCTGGCGCTGTTGGCGCCGCTGCCACAGCTCCTCACCCCGAGAAATGCCCTGATTCGGAGATTCCCAGGTAAGCCGCGACGGTGAAGGGGCGGCGGGGGAGTGCTTGCCGATGAGGTCTTTAAGCGTGGATTCGTAATCGTCATCGTCAGCGTCGAGCTTATCGACGGCTGCGCAGAAGCTTTTCGAGTCGAATAATTGCTCTACGTCGCCGCCGAGTGCCGCAATGTGGATAATCAAATCACGATTATGCTGAGCATCTTCAACTTGGCTATGTGCTGTTGAAAGCTCGGATTGTAGGTCTTTAATCGTGGACTCGAGTTCCTCTTTATCTGCGGTAAGTTGCTCAACTTGCGCTAACGATTTTTCCGCCCGGTTTTCCCACGTGCGAGAGTGGGCCCGCATGTCTTCGTACTTTTTACGGTAGTCAGTTGATGCGGTTTCGGTTTCCGCCTTTGCGGCGTTGGTTGCGGAATCCTGGATGGTGGTTTCCTTTTCGGAATTTTCAGCGTTTGCGTCCTCGTGCGACACAGCGTCCCCCTAAATGTTCAGTTTGTGGACTACGGCCTCATTCATCCCTTCCGGATACAAACCGTAACCACCCAAAATAATAGCACACACGTTCATTTACTCAGGTCACCCACCTGACGCATCGCCCGCAACAAAACATCCGGCTCCGTACTACCGACTTCATCGTGAGCTTTCTTATAAATCTTTTGCGCTCTAATCGTCGATTCTGGAAGCTCAACATGGCCGCGCTTACGGCATATCACAAGGCACCGGCAATGGTCATGAAAGTGAGCACCGGAATAACCACCACCAGCAGCAGACCGGGACGTGTAATCAAACCCGCGCGAGGCCAAAAGGGTGCAAAACGCACACGCCCCAGGATGCGCAACACGAGCCCACGAACCCCCACCCTTCCAGGCCGTATGCTCTGCATTCTTCCGCTGACGGGAATACAACTCATCGGCGACGATAAACCCCATCGAATTTAACGTCCGATTATAACCCTGCTCCTCGAAAAACAGCGGTGCGAAATCATGCGCCATACGCGCCTCAACCTGGTGAGAATCCACCCGACGAGGCTTCCACTCCACCGGCCGCATCCCCATGTAGTCTTCCTGTTCTTCTAACCACGCCATCGTGGCGTCGGAGACGGCGGTGCCGTAGGAGTCAATGGTTTCGCGCACCATTTGCCGTAACAACTCTTTTTGTCGGTAAGGGTCCGCCGTCAAGTCCGGTATCACGAGGGCGCGTGAATTGAGGTCCGCAATAGCCTGGCGGGCGATAGAGTCGACGACGGGTGTAATCGAGGACCAAGGCCGTTGTGGGTCTACCGCGTTCATTTAGCGAGCCTCCCTGGCGTCGTCGCTGGCGTTTTCACGCGGTGACGGTGCCACCTTTTCGGAGTTTTGGCGTGGCGATTCGGTATTTTCTTGGTCTTGAGGTGTCGAGGCCTGTAGCACCTTTGCCAGTTGTGATAGGCGTTTACTGCGATTCTCCTGCTCGATTTGAAGCCGGTCAGCCGCCGAAAAATGCAGGTTCTTCAGCAGTACTTCGGAATCAGGTGCGAGTACTCCAGAAGTCAGTAGCTTTAGAGCCCAATCAGCATCAGCGGCCTTGGACGCGGTGGCGGGGTCGCGCCAATCCACTTCGAGTCCGTCGACGAGGCCCTCAATGTCGACGTCCTGGTCGAGGTCGGACACCTGCACCAGTACGCGGGCCAGCTCCAGCAAATCCGGATTCATCAACTCGGTCTTAATCTCTGAGGCGCGAATCAGTTGCTCTTTCCACACGCGAATCGAATCGCCCGAGGGCGGATTTTCCGTCATGAAACCAAAGTACTGCGCAGGAATCTTTGACTCAGAAGCAATGAGCTGAGAATAGGCACGTACCTGCTCGATAAATGGAGTAGGAGGAGACGACGCGAATTGTCCGACGCTGGGCTGCTTGGGGTCGTCCTCATCGCCATTGATGACAAGCATCTTGCCGATAGAGGTACGCCAGCCCATTTCAACGCGGTCGAACTCCGTCATGCCTTCCGGGTCGTAGCCGAAATCCTCAGGTGAGGCGCCGGTGGCCCAGCGTTGAGGAGAAGCATAAAACTCGGAATTGTACTCCATGTTTTCCAAAGTACGGGCGGCAGCGTCGGTAAGATACCGCACGGCTGGTGTTATTTCTGATTGTCCAGACCAATGCGAAGTGCGCAGGCGATTGCGCAGGCGGAACATCGGGAACCCGCCTCCAGGAACGTCGAATCGCTCCACTGAGCGCACCGTGCCCATGTCGGTTGAGTCTTTGGAAATAACGATGACTTCGCCCTGCAGGTAGAGTACCTCGCGATACACGCCGTCGGAATTAACCCCAGAGCGGCGGTACCCGGCTACTGGCCCGTTTGTGGCGTCATCCCACAGCAGTGAGCCAGATAAGGGCGATACTGACCGCAGGCGGAATACGCCGTGTGGGTCGGGCTCTATAGCTAGTAGACCCAGCCCAAAAATCAACATGTCCAAAATAGCTTCCGACACGCGGAGCGGAACATTAAAACGACGAGTCACCAGACGCATCTCCTCGCCATAGTCCGGTGAGATAAACCCATCCATGCGTAGCAAATCACCGTAGGTATCCACCACGGTTGCCGGCCATCCGGAAACAACCCCAATATCCGACAATGTACGAGGCACAGCCACGCCAATGCGCTGCACACGATGCGTTCCATCATAGTATGACGCCAGCTGCTTATTACCCTGCTGGTGTCCTGTGACCTCAGTCGTTAATACACCTAGAATGTCTTCTTCATTTTGCGTTAGCCCCCGAATCATAAAACGAATGACCCCCTCTTCTTCTTCGGCTTTGACACCCCTCGAGACACAGCATCCAAGTAGCACTTATAGGCCATGACTGCTGCATACGCTGCGTCAATTTTATCAGCAGACTCCGGTGACGACTTATAAAGCAAATATCCGGTCCGCGTTTCCCTACGTTTGGCATTCAGAAGATGAGCGCGCAAATACGGGCCGCCATCGTAGGTAATATCCCGGTTGACCACCGCCTGCCGAAACTCACTTAATGATTGATACACCGCGGCGCTTTTACCCCGCGGCCACGCCATCAACGGATGCGACGAGGTGGCCTTAACCTTTAGCTTCGGGGCGAATTCTGCTTCCCACGCTGAAACATGCTCAGTCCAGCCGGATGGGTCACAGTACATGCCGACGACACGATAACGAGAGAAACAATCACGCACGACTGCATCTACCTGCCGCGTATCTGGCTCCCAGTCCGGGTCTCGTGGGTTCTTCGACTGCCACACCGCAACTTCGAATAAATGTCCATCTGTTACGCGCATGCCAATTAGCGCGGTCGCATCCGCATTACCACGCACACGGCCTCTTGAGCCGTCAAAGCCCAGCACTATCTTATCTCCTGGCCGTATAGCCTTATCCCTATCCTCAATCGCATCTACCTCGAGGTGGGAGAGGAAAGAATCGGACGAAGAGACAATCTGATTAAGGTAAAACTGTCGCGCATCAGAAGGGTCAGTCGACGGGTCCCAAATCTCGGTAATGATGCGCTCAATATCAACCCAGCCGCCATTGTCTCTAGCGGAATCGCCATAAGCATGAACCAGCCCGCGGTAAAGGGAATCATGGTCAGCTAAGTCCGTATCCTCAGGGGCTTCTCGGTGGTCTACCAGAATCGTTTCTCGCTTAAGCCGCCCCTGCTGCTGCAGCTCGAGAGCTTTAAAGGTTTCCTCAGCAACTGAGCCACTGCCGGGCCTATAGGCGTTAGGAGTCTCGATAGAATGGCCACCTAGCTTGCCTGTGTTGCGGCGTAGCACTGCAGCTAGCTTCACGCCACCGTTACTCTGAGTCCACGCCTCGGTCTGGTCGGCGGAAAACCACACAGGCCTGCCGCCTTCTTTTGACAATGCGCCCGCGGTAATGAATTCTATGCGGCCTTTAGGAAGAGCGACAAACGTCTCCATAGGGTCAATGTCATAATTTCGCATAGCTGGTCCGTCTCGCAGCATCTCTAGCAGTGGTCCATAGGCATTCTTGGATTGGTCCTCGTTGACCGCGGCAAACTGTACTTTCGGTGTGGTGAATTCAGACCATGGAACTCCCACAGGCTGCCCTGATGCGTCCCACCCGCCGAAGCACACTGGGCCTAGTGCTTCGAGGGCGCCAATAGCGCCCATGATTGGCGACTTACCCCAGCCTTTAGGGCGGGAGAGAATGCCGCGTGTATAGACACGTTGTCCGGTCTCAGGGTCGAGTCTGTAGTAGTGCAGAATAAAGCGAGCTTGTTCAGGTGTAAGTACCAGGGGTTGGTATTCGGCGCAGTCTGGCTGGGCGAGGTTTTCTTCTATCCATGCCAGGCACTCCCAGCCGAGCGAGGGGAATTCTCCAGGTTCTCGGGGCTTAAAAGGCATAGGGTTAGTCCACCGCCTTCAGGCTGCGGTAGCGTCCGCGTACGTCTGCTGCGGCGCGGGAAGCGCGGCGCTTGTCTTCAGCTTCGTCTGCGGTTGCCATGGTGATGCGGTGGCGAGCGAGGCTGTCTGGTGTGATGCCGTATTGGGCGAGTTGTAGGCGGCGTTCTGGGCCGAGTTTAGTGTCGCCGCGGTTGTAGGCATCGTCGAGAATCATGGTGCGTGCTAAATCAAGCCACTGGGTTTCCTGTAATCCCTGAGTCTTCAGGGGCGGGAATTCGGACAAGGTGTCCCAAAATTGCAGGGTCTGGTGGGTCCAGGGCTCG